ACCGGAACTGAATGGTTAATTCGCGATTTATCTGCTGAGGAAATTGAAACTAGGGATTACAATCGTTTACTTTCGAGAGCTGACTGGCAGGCTTTTAGCGCTGGCCTTATGTCTAGTGATGCCCATGCCAAAGCGCGTGCTGAGGCTTCTAGCAGCCTTTCAGTGAATGTTGATTGCACTGAGCTTGTAGCATTTATGTCCGACGCGAAAGCCGGTCGTCCTTATGTGGATGGCATCAATAACTGCCTTGCCTCCATTGAGGCTTCAATCACGTTAACTGAAGAAGATAAAAAGCAACTGCATGATTTAATCCTTGCAACTGGATTGGGCAGCATTCTTACTGTTCCGAATTATGATCCTGAAGAGGAGATGGCGCAATGACTCGCGGCTTAGTTCGCAACAACAATTTATCTGATCTGACCAACGCTGAGCAAGCTCGGATTAATCTTGGTTTAGCTACGGCTGATTACAATCGCATAAGGGGATTGTATTCAAGCGCTGGCGTAAGACCATGGGAGATTCAACGCATTGCAGGTTCTGCCGGAAATTACCAAACGCAAATTAATTCAATTAATTCAATTATTAATGGCATTAACCCTGCTCTTTATGCATTAAAAACAGGCGACACTTTAACTGGTACATGGACTAACATTGGTCGAATTGGTGCTGTTTCCATTGTTCAAAGCGGATCAACCCCGCAATCATCGTCCGATGCTTTGTTTGACTATGACTATCAAGCAGGAGATTTTGAGCTGACAACTTCGTCTATGATTGCCAATAGTGGTATTACGACTGAAAAATTAGTAGACAAAGGAGGAGTGGTTTTATCTAGTGGTGTTACGCCAGATCGTCTAGTGCCTATTAAGATAAATGGAGTTCAATACTATGCAGAGGCAGGTTAATGGCAGTCAAAAGCAAGATTGGGATCAGCGGACAACAGCATCATGAGAGCCGTAATAACAAGAAAACACGACAAGGCAATGGTAAAAATAGCAAAGCTTCACATGGTAGGAAGCTTTTGAAAGGGCAAGGTAAATAGCATTAAACAGTTAAGTTCTTTGCTACGATAAAACTAAAAGCTTATTTGCCATGGCTCAACGCATTTTTAATAACGAACAATACGAAGCAGTGTTGATTCGTGGTGGCTTAGATGGCGGTCCAGTGCCGGTTTCTTTTGCTAGTGGTGTAACTATCAGTGGCGTTACTGTTGGCGCAGAGGTTGAAATTGCCAATGATTCCGGTAATCCAGTTCCGGTCAATGGGGAGGTGGAAGTTGAGCGTCTTCAAGGCACTCAAGCTTTTTCCATTGCTCCCAATGACGGCGCCGATCTGTCGTCAATTACATCAGCGCTTTATGTTGGCTATACAGGGAATGTGAATATTGTTTTATCAGGAAATACAACTCCTGTACTGTTTGCGAATGTTCCTGGTGGTAGCACTTTACCATTTCAAGTAAAGCGTGTTTACAGCACTTCAACCACTGCTTCTGGCATTGTTGGAATTGTTTAATGATTAATTCCATTGCTATTTATATTGGCAATACGCTTAGCAGAGCATTGACTAGGCTTTATTTGTTAATGGAGAATGGTAAATATCTAGAGTTAGAAAACGGTCTTCCAATTGAATTAGAGGATTGAAATGGGACAAGTTGTTCGCAATGGCATTCAGTTTGAAACAACGATTCAAGCTGACCATCGAGGAAGACTTCTAAAACAAGGGCCGGATAGTGGGAACGTGGACGCATTTGGTAGGCAGCGCGTTAGTCAGCCCTTTACGTTATTTGATTCAACGCTGCGCTATGACAAAGGAACATATCAATGGAATGAAACAATTGCGGGAGGAGCATCCTCAACGCATTTAGTTAACGAAAGCTCTGTTGCATTAACAGTTACGGCTTCGGGGGATAGCGTATTGCGTCGCACGAAGCGAAGACTGCCTTATCAGCCAGGTAAAGGCTTGCAAGTGTTGCAAAGCTTCAAAGGAGCCACGCCTGTTTCTGGCATCACTCAGGAAGTTGGATTCTTTGACGATAACAACGGCATTATATTGCGAGCAAGTGGCACAACTCTTCAATTTGTGCAGCGTTCTTATGCCAGCGGCAGCGTAGTAGAGACAGTTGTCAATCAAAGCGAATGGAACATTGATAGTGCATCGTGGCTAAATTTTGACAAAGCCAATATCTTCACTGCGGATTTGGAATGGCTAGGAGTGGGGCGTGTTCGAGTTGGGTTTGTAAGAGAAGGAGAGTATTATTATTGCCACGAATTCCATAATGCCAATGTTAACGATAGTGTTTACATGACAACTGCAGTATTGCCTTTGACTTATCGCATTGAAGCAACAGCAACTGCTAGCGGTACGATGAAACAGATTTGTTCGTCTGTGATGAGTGAAGCAGGCTATGAGCCTGGTGGTGCTGTTTATACAATTTCCCCTTCCATCGCTTCCATCCCCAACATTAGTGGTGAACGTATTGTTGGTGCCATTCGCATGGCATCAGGCCGCACTGATAACGTTATAATTCCTGCAAAAGTTGATTTGGTTACAGAAAGCATTGGCGACACGATTCGTTGGAGGCTGCGTCGTAATGCGACGACTAGCGGCGTGTCATGGGCGGCATCAAGCAATGGAAGAGGAAATGTGGAAACGGCTTCTGCTGGCTCAATTGTATCTGGTGGCACAATTGAAGATTCTGGTTTGTTTTCTGCTGCTGGCTCAGTGGAGATAGATATTTCTTCTGCTCTTTCCCTATCCTTAGGCGTTGATGCCAATGGCGACAGCGAAGAACTGTTCCTGACGGTTGCAAGCTCTGGTAACACGCGCTCAACAGGGCTCCTGGGCTGGCGGGAGCTGTTTTAAGCACTAGACTGCTTGCAGCTTCATTTCTTTCCATGGAAATTGATCCTCGGTTCAAGGACATGCATCATCAGCGTTGCGCTGACACAATTACAGATATACTGCAGGAATTGATATGTTCCGAGACTGGCGACAAGGACGCCGCTGAGGCCATTGCGTATGCCATCGAAACTTGGTATGCTTATCACGAAACTGAACTGAAAAAATGGAAAAACCTAAGGGAAGCGCTGAGGAGCTTCTGAAGGAGCTTCGTGAATTTCGCGAAGCGTGGGCTTCGATGCAGCAGCGTTTAGACGCTGAAGATCAAGCTTGGTGGGATAGCTTGTCTCCCGATGAGCGTAGCAGGGCTTTTCGTCAAATCATGAAGCTCATGTATAAAGCTGAAGTTAAGGACCGTGGCACTTATCGTTATGCAATATATGAAGTATTTGGCGTGGATTATTGCGATGGATTAGATCATTACATGGACTTGCACAATTTTATTTGCCAATCTCTTTCTATTGAGGAATGATTTAATACATTGTGCGAATTAGCAAAGGCCCTCCTAGAGGGCCTGGAGCATCGTGTTCGATTAAAATTCCTGGCAAATTTCCTTCAACGATACTAATTTTTGCTTTGGGAAATAGTTTTTGCGCTTCTTGCATTGCAATGGCGCTTTTTTGTGCAGCTTCTTGCTTTTCCCATTGCTCCTTAATTACTTTGGTTCGCTTATCAACTTGACGCATGGGGAATTCTGTTTTCCATAACGTCCAGTCAACACGACAATTAGCAATTAGCAATTGCAACCAAACCGAATTTTGTAACGATGTAAAGCGGCGAGCAAATTTAATGGCAAGCTCGTAAAGCAAAGCATTGAAGAGTTGACTTAATTTCATTTGCTAACAAGAACAGACCATCCACCACTTCCTTTCACCCTCCATCGTGGCACCCAATTGTCGCGACTGTAGATGATGCCATTGCCACCAGAAGCGCTAATGTAGCCGCCGTTTGCAACGTCAGCCTCGCCATAAGGATCGTTGAAGATGTAGCCATTGTCGTTGTAGCCAATCACTACAGACCAATGTCCGCCGCCGGAAGGAGACGCAGAGGAGCCATAATGCAGCCAACCACAAGGCACAGGACGACCAGCCTTGATTTCATCACGCAGCATTTGCTCAGTCATGATGGTGGTGAACCGAGCTTTGAGACCAAGAGCCCTTAAGGTTTCGATTTGAGCGTTGGGATTGGTGGTGTCGCCATAACGGGCGCGAAGCTTGTTGTATTCATCATCGCCCTTCACTTTCCCATAGTACGCCGCAACCATAGCGCAACTAGATGAGAAGCATTCTCGATAACCAGTGCCGGATGTATTGTCGCGTTGCGAGAAATATGGAACGGTCAATGGATTGGAAAGCTTAGGCTTGGAAGGGCCAGAACGATATAGTACGGCAAATTCATCTAGCTCTTCTGCTGATAAACGCTCTTGCAACCAATTCCACGCAGCAATTTGATGATTCTCTTCGTTGTAATATTTCGCTGCATTGGTTAGTTGAATTTTTTGCAGCTTAGGGGCGTTTTGGTCCATGAGGCGAATTAATTTAGCAGGATAGTTTGGGTCTGTTGCATATCCTTGTTCCTTGAGCATATGTGCCGCAGCATTTCTATCCTTCGCATTGTTCACTCCTTTATAGCCTTCAAAGTCTTTATACCATAGCCTCACGAGATAATCAATGCAGGCTTCGAGAGAAGGGAAATCTATAAAGCCATCAGTGATGGTTAACCATTGATCATCAATAAATTCTTGCGTGAGATGGGAAGAACTTGCTTGGCTTTTAATGCTTTTTAAGCCAAAAAAATTGTTCTTACCACTGACATGCTTGCCCCATGAGCTTTCCAAAGCCCATTGCGATGCAACAAGCTCAGGGAATTTAGCCCCTACGCTTTCGGCGCAGGAGCTAATGCCTTCCCAGGTATTGGCGACCATGATCAGCGCTTAGGAAAAATGCGCTTAAGGATGGTGAGTACCAGTTGTACTGTAGAGTTCTCCTTAAGAGGACTAACGGCAATGATGTGTTCAGCAGCGCCAACAACAATGGCGCCAATGATAAACCATTCAGCAGCAGTCATGATGAATACGAATTGGTTTGTTATTAGCCTAGCGTCCAATTTCCAAAGAACGCACGCGAGTTTCGAGACTCTTCATATTTTCAGTTAAAACATCTAGTTTTTCCGTGATGTTTTCAACTTGAAGAGTGATACGAGATTGCTGATTACCAACAAAAACTAACATGCTTCCAGTAGCAAGAAGCATGCCTGCAGTTAGTGTCACGGCTAAATCAGCAAGCTTTTCTTGCCAAGGTTTCATGGTGAAATAGCTTTCTTTTCTTCATTCTATTTCTTCTCCATTGCTCCTTGAAGTGTCACAATATGCAGGATTTGAGGCTAGGCTTTAGGGGAGCCAATTGAATAAAAAGGCTATGGGGAAACGTAATGGACCAGAAGATCTTCTCTACTCTCTGTCTGTATTGCGTCCCGGTGAAGCCAAACGTTGTTTCAGAAAAGCAATCTTCAATGAATATCCATTGCGTGGTCCTTTAGGGCAACCAGCATGCGCTTATTGCGGGAAATGGCATGAAAAGCTAACGCTTGATCATGTTGTTCCTAAAAGCAAGAGCGGACCACATTATGCACGATGGAACCTCGTTCCTGCTTGTCAGAAATGCAATGGAGCGAAGAGCAGTCAGCCTGTTTTTGAATGGTGGCGTCCTCAACGATTCTGGACTGCTGAACGCGAAGAAATCTTTTTGTCTTGGGTTTATACCAATAGCTTCGTAAGTGCCCACACTGAAATTTCATCGTGGGAGGAATGGATGGAAGCGCTGCAACGAGCGGCACCTATTTACGATCGTGATATTACAGGGGCGGCCATGCGTTGGCCGCCTTTGTCGCAAATGGCTTAATTAACTGGCGCAAACATAGTTGTGGGAGCGCCGTGCCTTACGTTAGGCATTGGACAGAATCCGTCTTTGCATTCTCCATTGCCTTCCATTGTTTCAACAATGTCAATCAAACGATTGAGATACCATTGCGCTTTATAAAGATCTTCAATGCCATTTTTGCGTTCATAACGCATAACGTATTTAATGACATTGCCTTGGATGTAGCCCTTAAAGGCTTCTTTGCTCATTGCAGCTTCAATGCATTCAATAGTCTCGATGCCGTTTGAGCCTTGATAGTGAGAGGGATGGTTGACTGGATCCATGATCAGAAATCGTAGTTGTTGTTTTCAAAAGCCTGGAAGGCTTCAGGAGCCACGGGACGGCCTAATTGGAGCAAGGCATCAGCATAAGCCCTGATCTCGCTCTGAGCCCCTTCTCCACGCCGCAGGGAAATGAAATGGAGCAGTGCTTGGAGGCTGCAGGTCCAAATGAAACTGACGTACATGCACGTTGGCAAAATGCCACGCGCTTGCTCTTTACTGATTCCCATCGCCAGAAGCTCCCTGTAGGCGTTGCGAGCCGTATCAATGGTGTCGAGATAAACGTTAGAGGCTAGTTGCTGCGTGCGTGTTCCTACAGGCCCTCCAGAAGCTTGACGGTTGTTTTCGGATTGCTGAAAGAACTGACCAGGCATATAAAATTCCACTTCCTCGGCCGAGCAATACCTGAAGCTTTTTTCGTTCCAGCCCAATTGCTCATCAACATACGATGACGCCACAACATGCTTCCACCATTGCCTTGCTACGAATAACGGAGCCTTCACATACCACTTGAAGACCACGCCCCGAAAAGGAGAAGTGTGCTTATGCTTAGCCAAGTAATTAAGAAGCTTACGATCACGATCTGAAAAGCTTTCGCTGTTTGCATCGAATGATTGCCTCGCGTCATTAACAACTGAAAGACTGTTTCCCATTGAATCAATTAACGAAAGCTTGCTTTGGCCGTCGTTCAATGGATCAACAAAAAACGCCATGGAAAGAGAATCGCTGCCTCATCATACCGCATGCGGCTAGCCGTAACAAGCATTTTCGGCTTCCCTTCCATGGTTTCTTTGCCGTAGTTCCTACCATAAAGGAAATACGACACAAAAATTATGCAATTCGTACTGCCAGTTGAACTAAGGGATTACAATGGAAAGAGCGTTGTTGCTGCTATGGGACCATTTGAACATTCAACTGAACGCGAGTTTGCGTTGACAGTCCATAAGAAAGCAATTGAGGAATGCGACAACATCAAAAGCCTTAAAGAAGTTGCCACGAATCTTCTCGTTGGCTGGAGCGGAATGCAAACTGCCAGTCAATCATTAATCTTAGAGAACATTCAACTGCGTCAAGCTTTAGCGCAACGTGATAATGATCTCCAAGCGGCAGAAGCTATTGTTGCTGAAGCTGCTGAGCTGATTGAGAAGCAATATGGGAAGCAATCATCGCGTGCCAAGTGGCGTCTTTGGCCATGGCAGAAGTGAGGAGGAAAATCGTCCAACCACTGGTGTAGGCGATGTTGTATTTACGGCAATCACGCTCGTAACCACTACCGCGAACATGACGACCGCCTGAATAAACAGCGCCTTGAATTTCAATGCCAGTGCGAGTTTCGGGGTGAGCAAAATCTAAACGATAACGACGTGAACGAGGCTTAGCTTTTTTGCGTTCTAGATAGTCAGTTTCCCATGCTTCGATGTCGCTGTATTCACGTTCCAATGGAATGGAACGATACTTTGATTTCCAAAGCTTGAGAAACTGATCTTCTAGAGCACTCACGAGGACAATGCAATTAGCACTATCCTAACGATTATCTCCATCGCCCTTGATCTTACCGCGCTTCATGCGATCATGAAGCTTATCAAGATTGGACTGAGCAACTTCATTCATATCGAAGTTGAGTTCTGATGCGATTTGGGCAACGTACCACAACACATCACCAAGTTCTTTCTTGATTGCGGCTCGGCTTTCGTGATCAAAGTAACCGCCTTTATCGCGCATCACTTTCTTCACTTTCTCTGCCACTTCCCCTGCTTCGCCACAAAGACCAAGCACGGGATAGGCCATGTTGTTGCCTGCATCGGGATAGATAGCAGTGCGACGTGATTCGGTTTGATAATCAAGGAATTCCATAGTTTTAAAGGGGCCGTAAGGCCCCTCTCCTCCTGATCAGAAAACGTCTTCTTGTTCGTTCTGCCAGACGGAAGCATAGCCTTTCGGTGCTTCGCGATCAGCGCCCTTCACTTTCACGCTACCAGTGAAATTAGGAGCGCGATCAGAGGAACGCTTAGTGTTGGGCCATACAGCCATGTCGAGGCTGTAGTTACCGCGATCGTTGGGGCCTGCTTGCTTGAGGGCATTGAGCACATCAGGCGTGAGGTCGATGGCGGCAGTGATTGGGGGCCTGTTGGCCATGGTGTTTCTCCTGTGGAGTAATGGAGCCCTGTTGGGCATCCATATCTTACCAGCTATGAGCGCTGTTGTCAGCCCCTGTCCATGGTCAGAGCAAACGCTTTGCCGCCAGGATAATGTTCTGTGAAGTATCTCTTCACAGTGTCGATCATGATGCCTTGCTGGCTGAACAATTCAAAGGCGTCGAGATGGACAAGTTGAAGGTCCGGCTCGCTTTCGTCTTGTTCTGGGTCGTAGCAAGCAATCACGCACCAAGCTTCTTCAATGGGAATGTCAAACATTTGTCGCGCTGCCATTGCATAGGCCCCAAGTTGACGTTTGTAATCTGCTAGTTGATAATCAGGCTTCACCTTGAAACTTGTCTTCCAATCCACCAATGCAACTGTTCCATTGCTCATTTGAGCCAACATATCCAACGTACCTGAATAACCAATAGCTTCTTCTTCCTGCCACCATGCAACAGCGCTTTCGACTAACACTGGTGATTCAATGGTGTCAAGAAA